GCATCTGGTCGGTGGATAGACGGCAATTTTATACGCTGGCAGAACGGCTCTGTGCGCCCTATTGGTGGGTGGACTTTACGTAAGGCGACGGCAACTGCAACTGCGCCACGAGGCATGGTTGCGTGGATTGATCACTCTGCGGTAACACATATAGCTGTTGGTACGCACAACAAACTGTATGCGCTAAACCAAGGTTCTGCGGTCCAAGACATCACACCAGTAGGCTTTACTGCTGGATCGGTTGATGCCCCTGCTAACTATGGTTTTGGTGGTTTAACTTACGGTAATGATCCCTATGGATCGCCAAGAGATGCTGCAGTACCAACACCAGCAACAACCTGGTCACTCGATACGTTTGGTCAGCACTTAGTTGCTTGCTCGTCCTCTGATGGCAAGATATATGAGTGGCAGTTAAGTACCTCTGCGGTTGCACAAGTTCTAAGTAATGCGCCAACAGGTAACAACGCAATAATGGTAACTGATGAGCGTTTTGTGTTTGCCTTGGCCTCTGGTGGCAACCCACAGAAAATTAATTGGTCTGATCGTGAAAATAACAATGTTTGGTCTGCAGCAACTACCAACCAGGCAGGTGACATAGAGTTACAGACCGCTGGTGAAATTGTGTGCGGTGTGCGATGTAAGGGCTCTGCATTGATTCTCACAACATTAGATGCTCATACTGCAACTTATGCTGGACCTCCTTATGTTTACTCATTTGAGCGAGTAGGCAGTGCTTGTGGTGTGATATCTGCAAAGTCTGCAATTGCAGTTGATCAAGGTGCTTTTTGGATGGGAACAGGTAGTTTCTTCCAATATAACGGTAACACTGTGCAAGAGATGCAGTGTGATGTCTCTGATTACGTATTCACCGATATTAACGAGGCACAACGATCAAAGGTCTGCGCGATACACAACTCGCAGTTTGGCGAGGTTTGGTGGTTCTATCCATCAAATGACTCAAACGAGAACAACAAGTATGTTGTCTATGATTACAAGGAAGGGCATTGGAATATAGGCTCCCTTGCAAGGACAACAGGAGTCGATTTAGGGGCGTTTAGATCACCCCTATGGTTTGACCCATCTGGCAACCTTTATAACCATGAGTTTGGCTATACGCACGATTCTGCGCCTTATTTAGAGTCTGGTCCTATTGTTATGGGTAGTGGCGAGAACATTATGAAGGTCAACGAGATTATTCCTGATGAGAAGACCCAGGGAGAGGTCAGTTTAACCTTTAAAACACGTTTTTATCCCAACGGTGATGAGACAAGCCACGGACCGTTTACATTGGCTAATCCTACGGGTGCAAGATTCCAGGGTAGACAAGTTCGGATGCTAATTAACGGCTCAGAAATCAATAACTGGCGCGCAGGTAATATGCGGTTAAATGTTATTGAGGGTGGTAGGCGTTGAGTTCACAGTTACCACCACCGATTGGTAATGATTGGAAGGTGTGGGGCAAAAAGTTAGTTGACACGATGCAGCTAACGCAGTCGCAGCTAAAATATTTTTTAACAGGTGACTCGGCCATTAACGAGGGACTACTTCTGTGGAATAACACAGGGTATCCAGTTATATCCAAAACAAACGCCTATCGGCAAATATTATTAGAGGGTGGCTGCGGTCAGTTTTATGCAACGCAAACACAAACAGCCTCTAACGCTAACACAGCTACTGCGGTTACCTTTAACAGCGCGGCAACAGCAGATGGTCTTGCAATTGATGGTTCGGATGCGACAAAAATTAACGTCACAGAAGCCGGATTGCTAAAAGTAGACATTACAGCACAAGCAACTGCTAGCTCAAGTTATACGGGGTACTTGTGGGTAAATGTGAACGGTACAGATGGCTTTGCGGTAAAAAAATCTGTCAATGGTGATGACACGATCACTCACACAGCGCTTGTTACGGTTAGTGCTAGTCATTACCTAAAAGTTATGTATGCGGTATCAAACACAGGTTTGACGTTGCCGAACACAGCGGCATCATCGCCTATTCCAGCCATACCTGCAGTGCAAGTTGCTATTAGTCGCTGCAAACAGTAATGAACCTCAATGATGAACTTAATCGTTGCAGACCTTGGATAGAGTCAGCACTTGAGTACTCTGGCGGCACTCATTTATACGAAGACATCGTGCAGGGCATTGTCACTGGACGAATGCAGTTCTGGCCTGCAGAGAAGGGCTGTGCTGTAACAGAGATTATTGTATTCCCACGCAAAAAGATTTTTCACATTTTCCTAGCAGGCGGTGAGAAGAATCAGATAACCGACATGGATGACTCTGCGGTTGAGTTTGCACGGCAACAGGGCTGTACAGGCATGACAGTCGCAGGTCGTAGGGGTTGGGCAAGGGTTTTAAAAGAACAAGGGTGGACAGAGGCGTTCACAACACTAGCAAAGGATATTTAATATGTCAGGTGGAAAAGGCGGTAGCCAAACAACACAGGTAGAGATTCCTTCATGGATTCAGCAGGCATCAATACGGAACATGGCAAGGGCAGAGGCTCTACAAAAGGTTGGTTATCAACCATACATGGGTCCTGATGTCGCTGGATTTACTCAGCCACAGCAACAGGCAATGCAAAGCAATCTTAATGCAGCGGCTGCATTTGGTTTAGTGGACCCTGGATTAGACGCAATGGCAGGGATGCCAGAAGCAACACCGTTGACTTATGATGCTGATGGCTTACCAAGTCGGACAGGTTTACAAGGCTACTCCTCATACCCTATGTATCAAAAGGCAGTAGATGACTACGAGGCCGCTAACCCTGGTCAGGCGCGTCAATACAACAACTTATTTGTAAATCCCCAAAGTGGTCTTGGTGGTACTACTGGCACAGGCATGATGGGCGGTGGTATTAACAGTGGTGGGCAAAACAACTCAGGTGCTGGTAGTCAGACAGGTGATCCAGGTGATGTCGGTCAATTTACGGCATTTGATCCTACTAATTACTCAATATCTGATGCAAATCCATACGGTGTTAGTTTTACAGCGCAAGCACCTGATATGACAGGTTACATCACTGCTGATCAATTAGATCAACGTCTAAGTGCAATGCAACCTACTGCACCGCAAGATATGTCTGGTTTTGCAACAACTGAGCAACTAAACAATGCGCTTGCTAATTTACCGACCTATCAGCCACAAGATTTATCCGGCTATGCGCGCACAACTGACTTGTATGATGACAGCCAATTGCGTCGGGATATTAATTCTAGATTTAGCAATGTAAATGCTTTTGATCCATCCAGCTTACAAGCACAAATTACTGCTAATCAGCAGAGTCTTGCAAACTTACCTGCTGCACAAGCACCTGACTTATCAGGCTACGCAACGACATCAGCACTTAGTGATGCGATAAGCGGCATTAATACATACGATGATACGCAGCTACGGCAGGATATAAACAGCCGATTTAGTAACATACCTCAGTTTGATGCCAGTGGTTTACAGGCACAGATAACAGCAAACCAACAGGGTCTAGCTAATCTGCCAACGGTCTCTGCACCTGATCTTTCAGGTTATGCTACAACTAATGACTTACAACAGGCAATTCAGGGCTTACCAACGCCTCAAATGCCAGACCTTTCAGGATACGCAACTACTAACGATCTAACATCAGCAATATCAGGATTAGACATACCAGCATATACGGCTCCTGATCTCTCTGGATACGCAACAACCAATGATTTGACCCAAGCAATTGCAGGGTTACCACCTGCTCAAATGCCTGATTTGTCAGGATATGCAACAACTGGTGATTTGACTTCTGCGATCTCTGGTATACCGCAATTTGACCCAACAAGCCTACAAAATCAGATTACTGCCAACCAAACAGCCATTGGCAATGTTCCACAATATAACGATCAAGGCTTACTTGCTGCAATACAAGCAAACCAAAACGCAATATCTAACATTAATACATATGATGACACGCAATTACGGCAAGACATTAACAACCGTTTTGATAACTTTACACCGAATGTTGACTTGTCCAACTACGTAACGAACAACCAATTGCAACAAGGGTTAAGCTCTTTCACTCCTTACGATGATGCAGCTTTACGTGAGGATATCAACGCACGGTTTGGCAATATTTCTACTTTTGACCCAAGTGGATTACAAGCACAAAT